GATACAGGGATGTCCGTATAAGGTAAAATTTCCACACAAAAATAAGGAAAACTGATATATGCACTATTAAGTCTTTACAAAGGAGCGAAGATGAAAGCAGTAATGAAATATCCAGGCAGTAAGTGGAGTATATCAAACTGGATTATTAGTTTCTTTCCGCCACACCACAGTTATCTGGAGCCATTTTTGGGGAGCGGAGCTGTTTTATTTAATAAACCCCGCAGCCATATTGAAACTGTGAATGATTTAGACAGTAATATAGTTAACTTATTTGAATGGATGCGCAAAGACCCAGAACGTCTGGCCAGAGAAATATATTTTACACCATATGCTAGGAAGGTATATGATGACGCATTTGCAACGATGCCAGCAGATAGCTTTGACAGAGCTGTAAATTTTTATATACGTCTGAACATGGGGCATGGATTTCGGACGAACGGTGAAAAAGTTGGATGGAAGAATGATGTCCAGGGGCGAGAGCGTTCGTACGCTTCGCAGGATTGGTGCAATTTGCCGAAAAAGATTATGCAGGCGGCCGAACGACTTCGTGGAGTACAGATAGAAAATCGGCCAGCTGTGGAACTTATACCAAGATTTAACTATCCGAATGTATTAATTTATGCGGACCCTCCTTACGTTTTAGGTACCAGACATGGGAAACAATATCGGTTCGAGATGGACGACAAGAATCAGAACGATTTGCTTGACACGCTTCTGGCACATAAGGGACCGGTCCTTCTAAGTGGTTATGATAATAAATTGTACAACGACCGCCTGCAGGGATGGTATAGGGAAGAAACAACTTGTTATTCCCAGGTGTGTAGTAAGAAACGAGAAGTATTGTGGATGAATTTTGAACCAGTGAAGCAGCTTGAGCTATTTAGCAAGAATTTTTGAAAGGATGATATAAAGCAGTGATAGAAAGAATGAGGCTTTAATAATACGAACTAATAAAAATAGGTTAAAAGAAGGTGAAAAAGTGACTTATGAATTACATATGTGGTTAAGAAAAATTATTATGGAGGCTAATAAAAAGTCATGTTCCACATGTAGTCACTATGATGGAAAGTTTGGTGATGATAAGTGTTTTAGTTGTTTGTGCACGGTAAGGGCGGTGGAGTATGAGCGAAGAACAACTTAAGAGGTACTGGCAAGCCTACACAGACGCATGGATGCTAATGAAAAACTGTAAAAAGGTTACGAAGAAACATATAGAAGAAATGCTAAGGAAGCATGACATTGGAGTCATGAGACGGCTGTTTTGCCTAGCCGTTTGGCAAGAAATAAAGAGAGTCAGGGCAGGTGGTGAGCCATTGTTGGAAAAGGATTACCAGAGGGCATTTACATATACATGGAAACTGTTTAAGCAGTATAGTGAACCCAATGATTCTGATAAATACTGGGATGGTCTTATAGATGGAATAAAAGACTTGGGGAAGGAATTCGGAGAAAGTCAATTCATCAAGAATCTATTAATACATGTCTTATTGGAAGAAATAGAACGTATTTATAGAGAAAAAAATTGATACTGTATGGATGATAAAGACACATGATTTGTCGAAGGAGTGAGGAGATATTATGACACGAGCAGAAAGGCGCCGCGTAGAGCGAGAGAACAGAAAACAGCCTATATATAATCTATCCAGAGACCAATTGCGGGAGATTAAACAAGAGGCTACCCATGACGCGGCAGAGACTGCTTTTCTCATGATGCTGGGTATTCCAGTATTGATGTTCAAGGACCATTTTGGTCAACTAATACGCAGGGAAGTAGATGGAAAGAGTCGGGAACAGAGGTTTGTGGATTACTGTATCGAGTTTTATAGGCAGTTTGATAAGGGATTGTACACACTGGATGATATCCGTTCGGTGTTGAAAGATGAGTGTGATATTGAGATTGAAATGTAATAAGCCGGGGGAGTACCCCGGCAATAAAAAACATTATAAAAGAACATATGTACGAAAAAAGAAACCCCGTGTGCTTGGCGGCTGAAGGGCTTCTTCTCTTTGGATAGGATAATTATAACCTATCCTGCACGGAAATACAAGGAAAGGATGGGTGGAAATATATGGAAGAACAGGTAAGTATGGATGATGTTGTCAGGCGTGTGATGGATAATATTGTAGATATCATCGAAGAACAGGAACGACTTAATCAAGTAAAACAGATACTCAACATGTGTTTATCTGGGTTTCAGTTTTTTACAGAAGAAACAGCGTTATCGAATGAAATAGATATGTCTTTGGAATACCTTAATGCCTATTTGCTCCAGATGAAGTTAGATGGGTGCACAGATGGTAGCATTAACAACTATAAATGTAATTTAAAAAATATGATGGCACATATAAATAAAAATGTAAGGGAAATTACATATCAAGATTTAAAGGGATACCTTGCATATGGAAAGCTTGTTCGTAAATGGAAAGACAGAACATATAACAGTAAACTTATATCTATTCGTAGTTTCTTCTCTTTTCTGTATACAGAGGACTTGTTACCAAATAATCCAGCTAAGAAATTAAAAGAGACACGGGTGGAATATAAAATAGGTTCGACATTGCAACCAGAACAACGAGAAATGGTAAGATGTGCCTGTGAAAATGAATTTGAGTTGGCATTATGTGATATGTTATATGTAACAGGCATAAGGGTATCTGAGCTATGTGGAATGGATATTGCAGATGTGGACTTTCATCGTAAAACTGCTGTTGTTTATGGAAAGGGAAGAAAAGAAAGACAAGTATGTTTAAATGGACAAGTGGCATTGCATCTTTGGAGATATCTCGACAGCCGTAATGATGATAACCCAGCGTTGTTTGTATCACCACATAGGCCTCAAAGCCGCATAGGGGACCAGACAGTACGAAATATTCTTAATCAAATAAAAGAACGTGATGCGGATTTAGACGGTGTTAGAATCACACCTCATGTTTTTAGGCGTACAGTAGGAACAGATATGATTAATAAGGGTGCTCCAATTGAGATGGTAAAGGAAGTGCTTGGTCATGAAAAAGTTGATACAACACTTAAATGCTATGCGAAAATTAGCAAAGAAACGGTACGGCAAGCTCATGCCCGTTATGTTGGATAAGTTGAAAATCTGAGCGTAAGGTAAAGAAAATTAATACCCCCCAGGGTAAATGATTTGATAGAAATATTATGGGAACAAAAATATTATAATTTTCGTATTTTATGGCTATGGCAAAAGACAAAATATTACCAAAAAATCCTTGCGAAAAATTTGTAAAATAAGTACAATTTTGCTGGAAGCCCAGGAAGCCCAGGAAGCCCAGGAAGCCCAGGAAGCCCAGGAAGCCCAGGAAGCCCATGTAATGCCTATAGCATATCACGGACATAAGTAGAGCGCAAGCAATAAAATATGGTTATAACGCACCAGAACGAACGTAAACGGATTTAGACGTTGTAACTATTATAATTATCGAACCGAACTTGAAATCTGAATATGGGCTAAAAATGAGCTTGTTAACGCGAAAAAAGTCCTCGTATCTGCTACGGCATCGGACTGAATACCGGGCAAACTGAGAACTAGCGGCGGACTACGTATGTGGCTACTCATGGCCGTGGCTCCTCTCATTTTATTGATTTTGCCAGCAGGAAATACGCCTCCCGTCCGTGTCCCGTCCCACGGCTGATAGGGTGGTGTATAGCCTGCATGCTGGGTGCTATCGCGCAACCGTTAAGCGCCGGATTACGTCACCGGGGCGATACAGGGTTTACAGTTACCGGCTTGATGCGGAGTGTAGACGGGTACAGCTCCGTAACAAGTACTTGCTCCCACGTGGGGAAAACCCGCTCGCAGGCGTTGCACCTGCTGGACGGCGTGGAACCGTGGCGGAGATATGCCAATGCGCCCGGATTGCGCCGGGCGTGATTGTTATTGGATGCCGTAAACTGCTAAAAAATCATAGTTAACATTTTGCCAGTAGGGCGGGATTAGTGCATCATATTTACAAATCCGGCGCAGTTTGCACAGATGCGCGCGGAGACGGGCAATCGGACACCAGCAGGACGAACCCGCGCCGCTGCCACTTTTGGCAATGCTATACAGCATATCGCCAGATTGCCACAAATCCCAATTACTGCCCATATCTGCCACTAAAACGCCGTTTTTTACAATATTGTTTTCTTCGTTTTTTGTCATTTTTGCTTTCTCCCCTTATCCCTTGGGGGCTAGGAAATAAAATTACCGCCGCCGGTATCGGTCCGGCTGGCATTCTCTGCGGCGGTTATTTAAATAATTCCAAAAAACCCGTATAATTTGCAACTGGCAATTTACAACCCCGTTTTTTTGCGCCGTCTGGTGTGATAAAATGAAAACCGAATAAATCGGGGGCGGTTGATATGCCATAAAATCCGGCAATTTTTAAAATATCTCTGTATTCGATATTTTCCGTCGTGACATTCCCAATTAATCCTACAACAATACTTTTTTCTGTTTCCGCAATTGTAGAAAAATGTCCGTTTAAATTCATTTTGTCCCTTTCTCGCCTGCCATCATCAGCGCAGGGCGGCGATTCCCTGCGGACGCTCCAGCGATGGGAGCGTTTCGGTTAGTATTCGGAGGGAAAAAGCACGGTTACAACATCGTAATCCTGCTTAATCCAGATTTTAACGCCATCAAGCGCAGTGTATGCGCTTAAAGCATAGAGCGGATCACTTGTATTGGCGGCGGAATCATCCTCGCTCACTTCTCCCCAGTCGTCGCGAAAATGGCGGTTAAGGGAAGAATAAACGAAATCGTTAAAATCTTTGTTAGCCTGCATTTTTAGCGCTACTGCGGCGGTTGCTATCGTCTTAATCTGCATTATATGTACCTCTCTTTCAAGTTTTTTGAAAAGGCAGCCGGGGCGATGCTCCCCGGTTCGCTATCCTGCCTGTTATGCTGCTTTCTTCCCATCCAAAATCTCGGACGGGTCAAATCGGAAAATAAAGGTTTTGCGGAATTTGGAATAGTAGCCGCCACGCGCTTGCATGGCTTTGTTTTCCGCGATATATTCGGCGCGGTCAAGTGTTTCCTCAATTCGTACAAGCCATAATACGGAGCCGTCCCGGGTGTCTTCGCCTTTGGTGATTTTATAGGTGTAGCCGCTTTTATTGTCCGGTAACACTGTATTTTCCGTTTCTTGGGAGTTTCTCTGTGCTGGGGTGGAATCATTAGCTTTTGCCGTTCTGGCGGCCTTATTTTTGATTCTGGCGGTTTTAGGAACCACTTTAAAGCCTTTGTTCCACTTGCCGATATCGAACGATTCATAAAAATTGCAATGAAAATAATCAATCATTGAATCAGAATCATCAAAATTGTAAGACTGCATAAATGCAAAAACATCGGAAAGAACCGAAAAGCCGTATTCTGTAAAATATACCTTGTCGCGTTCTCTTATACTGTGAAGTTGCCAATGCATCTTGTCATCCGCTAGCATCTTTTCTATGTCCATTCCCAGGCCGCGGCCCCCATAGTAGCCCATTTTTTCGTTCTCCAGATGCTCAGCGTATGCTTTGCGACAGGCTGCAAGGTCGAAAATCTGTTCAGGTGCTTCCATGACGGAAATATCAATAGAGGAACCGCCAGAAAAATATTTTGATGTAACTGAAAACTTCCAAGTCGGATATTTTTCTTTGCAATAGATTTTGATTGCTTTGGAAATTTCGGTGGTGCTCATGCTGGAATTGTAACGGCTTCCTTCCCATCCCCATTCGGTGTAGAACCTGCGGCGGGTGCTGTCTGCGGTTTCTGTGGTCTGGTTTAGCGGTTCAGTGGTGTTGTGACGGTCTTTCCAGATTGGGAAAAGTGCGTCATACTCGCAGTTGATTTCTTTCATGATTTCGACGTCGCCGCCGGCGTCCGGGTGATTCTTCCGGGCCAGGGCCTTAAACTGATTCTTCAAGTCCTCTAAACTGGTTACGTTCTTAAAATATTTCGTCATGGTATTTTCTCCTCTCGCTCTGGCGGTTACTGTTCACGGTCCCGACCGGCGCGGAGCGCGTCCGGGGCGTTACTTCTTCGCCTGTTTTAGATGTTTTCCTCCGCTCTGTGACTTCCTCCGGGGCGGGCGTTGTTATTTCTGCATCTTCCAAATTATGTAATAAGCCGCATCCATTAAAGCATATCCGCCACAAACCTTGATGACTTTTTCTGTTCCGTTAAAAAATGGATTAGTCGCTCTTTCTTTTTGCGCCTGATATCTGGTTTCAAATATTGACATGTTTTTCACCATTCCTTTCGCTTCGCTCAAGGCACAAATAAGTCATGAAAA